AACGTGCTGGTGACCGTGAAGAAGTTGTCCGTAAAAGCAAGTCGCGGCATGCTTAGGCACGCCGCGACTTTCACATCATGCTCGACATTACCGACGAGAATCCGCATCCGACACTCCAAGCCCCTCCTAGAGTGAAAATAGGCTTGGGCATCCCTGCCCGTCGCGGCCGTCCTTGGCCTAGTAGGTCTGGAACTGCTTGTTGACCGTGACCGACGGCACGACGTCATTGACGCCCATTGCCGCAGCCGTGATCGGCATGTCTTCGAGCTTGCTCAGGCGAGCCACCGTCGAGATCGTGGCGGGGTTGCCCGGGGTCGCGACGACCGTCAGGTAACGCTTCTTGCCACGCATGTCGACGTTGAAGCGAGCCACGGCACCCGTGCCGCCAGTCGTCGCGCCGCCGCCGGCGGTGATGGTGTAGCCGCTCACGTCAGCCTGACCGCTGCCAGCCGTGTCCGACTGCTGGAGCTTCAGCACGCTGGCGTAGCTGGTCGTGGCAGCGGTGAACGCCGAGAACACCACGTCGATGCTCGCGTAGTCCGCACCGAGCGTGTCGATCTCATGCGAATGAGTGGCATTCGCGGCCACAGCCACGGAAACCTTCGCAACCGTCTTCGTACCTTCGATATGATTCACGATCTAAATCCTTGTAAAGGAGGGTTGAGGGAAAGTGTTTCCGTACTATCACGAGGCCGCAGTCTTCAGAGCCACGATCGGACCGGCACGGTTCGCGTCACCGCAGTCCGCCGTCACCGCGTCAAACCGCATCGTGGACACGAGGAGCGTCTGGTCAAGCTCCGCGTAGCGTTCCGTGGACTGCTTGATCGTCAGGCCACGGCGGGTCGCGTAGTAGCTCGACAGCGACAGGTCGCCGAAGAGGAACTTGACGACGCCGGGGTCGGCACCGACCACGTTGGAAAGCGTATGCACGAAGACCACCGGATATCCGAGCAGACGCATCTCGGCACCAGCCGACACGGTGGCAGGCGTGTTGCCGCCAGCGATGCCGACGTTGTTGACGAGGCCCAGACGCTGCACGCTGGCCGCGAACACGGCCGGATTCACGTAAAACTTGGCGTTCGACCGGGCATAGAGGGGAAGCCGGCCAGCCAGCGCGATCAGCGAGTCGAGCTTCAGGCTCGACGCACCAGTCTCGCCGCTGCCAGACGTGACCACGCCGGCGGCGTGGGTGCCGTCGGTGATCTTGTTCACGACGCCGACGATACCGCCGTGGTCGCCGCTGCCGTTGCCGACGAACGCACACACGTCGACGAGTTCCGCGATGGCTCGCGACACTTCGCCCGTCAAATAATCAGCCAAGTTCAGAACGGACGAGTCTTCCAGAATCTCGGAAGAGATGCGACTGGCAACCGCAGCCTTCTTGGCGACAAGCTGCACGCGATCCCACGCGGCGTCGGATTCCTGCACGCTCGTGTTTTCCCCGACAAAATAGGCCTTCAGGCCTCCAACCCGCCGGGGGATGATGAGCGTGTCCGACTTCATGTTGATGTTCCGGGCGTTGGACGGGAACGCGCCGAACTCTTCGACGAGGACGATGATCTCGTTGAGGATTTCCTCGTTCACGAAGATGCCGCCCTGAGCGTTGATGCCCTCATTCAGGGCACGCGACTCGGCCACGCCGTGGTCGCTGCACCAACGCTGGGCCTCGGAGTCCTTCAGGAGGGTCGCCCGGAAGAACTGGCCGGCGCGGTAGGCCCGCTCCTCGGCGTTGGGGCCACGGAAGTTCTTCAGTCGGCCTGCGCCGGGGAGGGCAATGGGGGAAATCTTCACGGACGTCTCCTTGGCGTTGCGGGTTTCGATCTTGGCGGGGGTGGACTTGTCGAGGACCGCCCGGAGTTCCAACTCCTTCGCGGCGACCGACTCGTAGAAGGTGATCTGGTCGCGGAGCTTCTCGGCACGCTCGCACAGGCAACGAAGCTTCTTCTGCTTCTCGCCTTCGACTTCCTGAGTGTCCTCGACCTCGTCGGTGTCCTTGTCGGCGGCGGCGTGATCCATGCCATTCGCCTCGACCATTTCTTCGTTCTGGTCGGCGGTCTCGGTGTCGGTCTCCTGAACCGCGCCCATCTCTGCGAGGACGGCGGCGAGTTCGTCGAGGAGCTTCTTAACCTTGGCCGAGGCTTCCATGCTTCGTGTTCCTTGCTAGTGGTTGAACGATGCGGCCACGCAGTGCATGGCGACACGTTCAACCTAAGAGCAAAACACGAAGACCCTGAAGATGAGGGTCAAAAAAGTGTTGTACGGTACAACACTATTTGGGAGCGGCACGACGCCAGCAAATCGACCGCACGTCGTTTGCGGCAACGATGGAGCGGTCCTGACGGCCGCACACTTGGCAACGCAGATACCGAACCTGAAGGTCGCCGCTCTGGCGGCTGCTTCGAGTGATCATCCTGCCGGTGCATCCTGCACACGGGCACCTATCACCGCTTTGCATTTGGCTTCCTGTAAAAAGAGTCCGTGAAATGCGTATCGAAAACCAAGTCAGTGACGCCCAGAACGGCGTCCGGAACAGACGGTGCAACCCCGGAAACGATGGCTGTGGCGGTGATGGCACCCGCGCCTTTTGCCGCCACGGCAAAGCCCTTCTTGGCAAGTCTCGCGGCGTAGCTGAGTGAGTTTGTCTTCACGACGACCGTTGTTTCCTTCGGCGAAACCTCGGCGGCGACCGTCTTGATGCTCTCGATCTGGTCGTCGGTCAACTCTTTCCTGCCGCTCACCGGGTAGATCGAGACCTTCTTGTCGGTGACGTCGACGACGTGCGAGACCTTTCCGCCCTTGGCCCGGATCGTCAGGGTGAGCCCCTTCCTGCCGTTCATCGACGCCAGCGACTTGTTCGTGCCGCCCAGACCCTTCACGAGTTGAGCGACCTTCTCGTCCGTCAGGCCGACACGCTCAATGCGTGCCGACACTCGCGTGGGTCGCATCTTGTTGTCGTAGATTCCCTTGACGGCACCGGCGACCGCGCCGTAGGCCGCACCGGACGCAGCGCCCTGCGGGGTGAACGTCTTTCCGAACCCCGACGCCGCGCCGACGGCTGCGCCCTTTGCCGCGTTGGTGGCGACGTCTGCCGCCAGACCGGACGCACAAGTGTTGCCCTTGGAGAACTTGCCGTCGGAGTCTTGGCCGCAGTTGCGAGACTCAGCGAAAGCGAGCAGGCTGGCGTGGCGGGCGTCGAGAGATCGGTCCCCACTACTCCATACCGTTGTTTCCCGCCCGGAGTATGGCTCATAAATTGCCTTCTTGTGACCGCTTGAGATGGCATGGTCTTTCAGGCTTTTCACTTGCTTGTCTGTCATTCGCTTTCCGGAATCGCTTGATGCATAAACGTCGTCGCCGATCCGGACAACTCGCATCCAGCCTTCAGACATTAGCTCCTTCTCGCCGCCTTCAACTCCGTTCTCCAACGCCCACCTGTTGTGAGTCCTATATCCTCCATCCTCTCGGTTTCGTTCGACAGGATGAAAATCCCCAGACGGAGAGAGCCACGACATATCGCTCTTAGGGTCTCCGGGCTGGCTCTTAGGAAGCTGCGACAAAACTGGAGTTTGCATGCCGTTCACTGCGGAGCCGTTGGCCGCATCTTCCTGACACTTATTTCCGCTGCCGAACTTTCCGTCCGACGTGCGTCCACAGTCGCCGTCTCGTGTTTCGGAGATCGACCGCTCCCACTTCTTCGGCCTCTGGTGCGGTGGAAGCAGCGTCGAGAACTTGTACTTGTCTTCCCACTTCTTAATCTTGGCAGCGTTCTCCGACTCCCACTTCTTAACGTCGGACGCCTTGCTGAAGACCTTGATCTTCGTGTCAGCATTACTGCCGCCGAAGGCCTCGTCGGCGGCGTCCATGATCTTCGTGGCCTCGGCCGGGGTCAAGTCTTTGGCCGGGTAGAGCCTCGCCCGGCCGTTCTCGAAGTCGACGTGGAAGAGTTTATTTCCATCTTTGTCGGCGACGGAGATATTCAGGCTGGGCGGATTGATGTCGACCTTGGTGTTCTTCGGATCGCCGCCCATCGAGTCAACGAGACTCTTTAGCTTCTTCTCGGACGACCCCATCTGGTAGAGCTTCCGGGCGGCGTCTGTCTGAACGCCGTTGTCGTACCGCATGCGGCCACGTGGGTCTTCTTTCGGCATGTCGACCTGACCGCCGCACTTGTTTCCGGAAGCGAAGCGGCCGTCGTCGTCGCGGCCGCAGTCGGTGGAGCGGGACTCAGCCGATTCAGTGAGCAGCCACGGCCTCGACTTGACGTGCTGGTATCCCAGCGGCTCGTCGCCGTCGTCCTTCTTTGCACGGCTGCTCTTCGTCCGCTTCTTCAGTTCGCTGCGGATGATCTCCGGGCCGATCTTCGAGGCGTAGGCGTTCTGCGGAGCGTACTGCTTCGTCTTCTCGTAGACGGCGTTCTGGCCGAACGTCTCGGCGAACAGGGCGGGCCACGCCGCCTCCGGAAGCGTCGAGGCGTGCGTGAGCATCCCGTTGTATTCGCCGTTCGTCGAGAACGAGTAGCCGCCTCGCACGTGCGCGACCATGTCGTGGACGACACGGAACAGGTCGTTCGCGATCATCGGCTCGCCGTCGGCGGTCTTGTACTTCGTCTCGCGGAGCATCGGGTGATTCGGCGTGGCGTCACCAGTACCGAACCCCTTGTCGGTCATGAAGAAAGAGAACTCGCCAGTCTTGGCGACCTCTTCCCGCATCTTGTTCGAGTTGGGCTTCGTGCTGCCCGGCGGGTCGCCGTATGGCTCTCCCTCGCCACGCCATGCTCGTGCCTTCAGCCCGGCGGCGGTGAGTGCCTCGTACTGCCTGCCGATCTCATCGACGAGCGATCCGTAAGACGCTTCCGCCTCGGGCGTGAGTGCGGCACCTGAGTAGCTCGTCTGTTCGCTGGCGATGTCGTCCATCTGCTTAGGG